CTTCCCACGGCGCAGCCAATGACGGAGCCTATCGTTCCACCTGCGGCGGAACCAATGGCTTTGGCCCGTTCCTTACCAGGCTCGGCGGTAGCAATAGACGCCACATCGGCTACTAGACTGAGTGGACCGAGCAGCTTCTTCATTCCGCCTTTCATAAGCCCGCTTGCCGCACCGCCAAGCACGCTTTTTCCTGCGCCTTCAGCAACAGATCCTATAGCTTTAGGGCTTATAATCGAGGCGGCTGAGGAAGCTGCGCCTGCTGCTTTAGGGCTTATGATTGAGGCAGTTGAGGAAGCTGCTGCACCACCTCCGCCTCCAAAGATATCTTTTCCTAGTTTGTAGAACCCTTCTGCTCCGCCCATAAGCCCTTCTCCGGCCGACCCAAGAGTTCCAACAAAGTCACCCAATGCATTAGCAGTCTTCCAAACTTTTTTAACTCTTGGAAATTTCCCTTCCTGTATTCTTTCTTTCCTTGTTTTAGTGATGGGTTCAAAATCATCCTTGGGGGCGGCTGCTTTGCCGGCTTCCACCTTTTTATCATCTGGTTTCTTTCCCTTCCAGGCATCGCGGACTGCTTTCCCTTTTCCAGGTAATTCAGTTAGACTTTTCACACCACCACCAAAGGATTTAGCAGCAGAGAAAAAATCCTTTACTTTGTCCCATCCTGATTTCGACTTTTCCGGTTCTGCCGGACCTCCAAACTGCAAATTCCCAAATGCACTCGTCAACCCATTCACAGCGTTCGTGTTATCTTCGAGCGCCTTAACCAATGTAGAGGTATCCATCTGCGACTGGCTGGACGTATCTGTCTGAATCAATTTCGATGTGTCTTTCTCCACTAGTTTGGATGTATCCGACTGAAGAAACATTTTTGAGCTTTTCGTAGCTAACTTGGAAGATTCCACCCGAGACTGTTTTGAAGTGTCAGCTTTCCCTACCCCTTGTTGAACCACCTTCATCTTCACCGTCCCCGACGCCTGGATCACCTGCGATTTCACGCGGTTAATCTTGTGCAGAATTTGGTCCAGCCCTTTGGAGGCATAGTCCTTCAGCACAATCTCAGGCGCCATGCGGGTGCGGCCAATGCGGAGAACACGCCCTTGAATACGCTCAAAATAACGCTCCATGGCGCGCAGCTCCCTGTTGGCTTTGATGACGTTTTTCGGTTCGATGACCAGGTTCATGCGGTAATTCATCGCTTGTGCCAATATGTTTCACCTCCTTGCATTAAGGATTCTGAGCCGCCATGCGTTCGATCTCTTCCCCGGCAAAAGCCAGCAAAAGCAAACGTTCGCCGCGCGGCAGCCTCCAAAAATCTCCGGGACGAAGGTGATGCCGTACCCACAGGTGATACAGCATCGTCGTCATTCCCCCGGAGTTAATCAGTTTTTTAGGTCGTCAATATCAACGCCGAAACCGGACAGCTCCAGCACCTTGTCGCCGACGGCATCCAGTTCGCCTGCCAGCAGCAGGCGGCGCACCGCCTGTTCCCCGCCGGACAGCTTCATGCGGCTTGTAATGCGCGGGTCGCCCCAACCACTGAGCGACAGCCCCTTCACTTCAAGCTTGCTCGTCGCTTCCGCAATAAGCATCGCATTAAATGTCTCGCCGTCCACCTTCTCTTCCACCGAACCTTTCACGGTGCGGCGGATCGTGCAGCGTTCGCGGATGCTGTCCACTTTGCTGGATGTCAGGCCGTGCAGCACGATCATCATGTCCAGCCGTTTGATGCGAACCGTCTCTTCCGGCAGTTTCTCCGCCGCTTCAAAGAGGCTGTCCAAAATTTGCTCTTCCGTCATATGTTCATGCAAGCTCATTTGTCATTCTCCTTTATGATTGAATTTGAAAATGATTAGTCACCGACAATCGGATCAAGCAGCTCATAACCTTCAAACGTAAACGGAGTTTCCTCCTGCACTTCTTCGCCGGCAGTCCAGTTAGCGAGCTGGATTTTGTCCGGCATGCAGCGGATGAGGCGCACGCGTTCATGGCCAAAGGACTCCGGATCGTCCAGCTTGGAGATAATATCGAATTTGCTGAAGCCGCGCTGAATCATATCCGAGGTCACCTTATAACCGCTAATGGTGCCTGTGCCTTTTTTAATGCCGGTTTTATGCACCTTCCAGTCGTTGCCGACCAGGTTTAGTTCTCTTTTTTCCAATTCCACGCTGGCTTCCAGCTTGTTAATATTCGTCTGCCACACCCCGTCAATAAAGGCCTGGCCGTACGTTCCCAATATCACTCTTGAAGCATCCAACATATTTTTTTCCTCCCTGTGATTAAAAAGTTATTTAATGCTCAATACGAAATCAGTTCTCGGCACTGCACGGTTACCCGCTTACATTTACGGACTGTGCTTAAAAATCACTGCCCGCCTCCACCCGTCTTTCCATGAGCCATGATTAATCATTTATTTAATGAACTGAATATTACTGCACGTAAAAGGTTCCGAACAGTTGCTCCATCGCATCGGTAAGCTTCACGTTCCACTGCAGGAATACCTGATCGGCCTCCGGTTTATGAACGGCGCCATCCCCGTAATAAGCAGGGTTGAGAATGACATCGTAGCCATCAGGCTCGATGACGCTGCTAAGCGACAGCTGAGCCAAATATTCCTTCACCGCACCGATCAGAGCCAAACGTCCCTCTTCGGTGTTGTTCACCTTGCCGATATACGTCTGCTCAGCAGCGCGCTGGAGATCGGAGTTGATCGCATCCATTACGCGGATGGAACGGATTTTTTTCCAAGCGTTGTTTTGGCCCTCAGCCGGATTCACCAAGCTGTTGATACCGCGCAGCGCTTTGACCTGACGGCCGTCGAAAAAGAACAGGAACACGCCGTTTTTCACCGCTTCTTCCTGCTCCGGACGGCTCCAGCGGCGGGTCACGTCTTCAAACGGAGTCTGAGCATATGTTGCCGACTGGTTCAGACGCTGCCCGGCGATCAAACCGGCCACATAAGCAGCAGTCTGTGCGGAGCTATAGTCCGTTCCGGCAAGGCGCACGCCTGTGCCCACATTGATGATGCCTTCGTGATTCAGTGTAATCGAACGTGCCACAGCCTGCTTCACGGCATCCTTCGATACGTCTTCGGCCTTCGATCCGCCAAACACAGCCATCACGCCCCGGCCTTCGCGGCGGATACGTTTGACCCAGGAAGCAAAGCTTTGCAGCAAGGCCATATCTGCGGCATAATCCAATGCCAGCACATCAAAATCCTGTCCTTCCGCCGCTTCCTGCATGGCGATGTAATCGGCATTCGCCAGCTTGCCGTTGCCGCTTGCACCGCCAGTAAAAACTGCGCCGCTGACATCAGCCGGGATACCGCCTTGACCAAGCACCTTGGCCGTTACCCACAAATTGCCGCTGTCCTTATTGATTTGTTCCGCAATGGAAGCCGCTGTGCCGTCGGCTCCTTTATATGTGCCAAGCAGCTTGGTTCCTTCATATAAACGAATCTCGCGCGCATTCGGCTCGCCAAGCGCCGGCTGTACCGTAACGGTGAAGCTGTTGCCGCGGCTGCCCGGATATTTGGCCGCAAGCTGCAGACAATCGGCCGGGGTAGCATCCGAGCTTTGAAGCGTAACGCTTGCAGCTGCCGCCGTATCGTCCGCCAGACGGTAAGCGAGCAGTTTTTTCGGTCCGCCCAGAAGGGCCAGATACAGCACCGGATAAGCCGTAGCCCCGTCCTGCGCATCCTTCGAATACATTTGCTCAATCGCCGTTTCGCTGCTAATCTCCACAAATTCGCGTACAGGTCCCCAGTTGGCTTTGACCGGCACGATCACCGTTCCGCGCGTTCCGCCCTGAATCGCTGATGCTGCCGCCGCCTTGAAATTCATATACAATCCCGGCAATACCGGTTTATTCGCATTTTCCCAAGTTCCGCCTGCCATAATTAATCCACCTTCGCTTTCATAAATTGTTCGATTTTTGCTTTTGTTTCAGCTACCGTAAACGTACTCTTCTCTTCCCCGTAAAAAGCTCCCGCCAACACTTCCTCCTGCACGCCAAACAGCTCTTTGGCATGGGCTGCCAGCTCGGCAACCGGATAGCGCGGCGTTTGGTCTGTCGCTTCGTTTTTAACCGTCTTTTTCACTGCCATCCAAACCACCTCAATTCAAAATAGAATGTACGTCAACCCTGCGGATCAGGGCCGCATCTTCCGCCGGACGCATCTTCCGCTGCACGAGCGTCAGCCGCAATTGGCCGTCCAGAAAGGCATCCGCCTCCAAATCGGCTGATACATCAACCACCGACATATACCTGCCCCGGTCCGAATCGAGCGGTAATTGCACCTTCATCCCCAGATCTTCCACTAAAGCCAAGACCGCACGCTGCTCAATTGCCGGATCCAGCGCAGTAATATGCCCTCTGAACTGCTTGCGGACTTCATATAATGAAGCTCCTGCCATTTTGGTCTCGCCCCCGGTTAATCGCCATAAGACGGCGGAATCTCCCGGGCCGGACGGCCAGGCCGTGTCATAAACCTTCCACGAAACGCCAACCAGCTTCCCGGTCCATGCCTTTAACGCCATCAGCCATTCATCCCGCGCTGTCGATGCATCCGCCCCGGCTTCCGGAATGTACACGCCAAAACGCAGCGTCCTGCAGGCCTTGCCCGTGGAAGCTTCGAGCCTTTCGGCTTTCCGCGCCCCGAGAAAATGCAAGGTAAAAGCGCCGCTTCCAGGATTAGACACCCGTTTGCGGTGTAAATCAGCGGATAACTTTTCCGCCCACACATCCGCTTGGTCCATGCCGGCATTCCCCGGATAAAGCTGCAGCCGGATCACCTGCCGGTAACCTGCCCAGGAAGACTTCCAAATCTCCTCGCTGAATGCGATGACCCCGTAAGGCTCGTCATTCCCGTCGGCCGGAGGCTGCACATCATAAATCCGGTCCTTGAGCTCCGGGATGAGACTCGCGATTGCTTGCTTCACCGCCGCTCTCATACCGTAAACCGCCGGAGCGTTCTACCGCTTGGGAGTTGACCGCAGCTGATCCACCGTTTTGATTGCTTGCGCAATTCGGCTCCTCCTTTCCGCATCTTTTTTGCCGAAAATGAGCAAGAAGGGCAATTTTACCGCAACAAAAAACCGGCCCTGATGGCCGGCTTACATTCGACTGTGCGTCTTCGGTTTGCCCTCTTGTTTTCATTTCCGATGATACTATCTTACACCCCTAAATCGGATGCGCTGAAGGCAAAGCGGACGAATAATGGCGTTTTGGCGGATGAAAAATGTACGAATATATGTTCGCATTTTTGTTGGAGATCTTTTCCTTATTATAGAAACCATAGCACTGTTAAAAAGATGATTTCATTATAAGTACCGAATAAAACAAAAA